GCCGGGTCCCGTGATCAGCAGCAGATTTTCCGTGTCGAGCATCGGCGTTTCCACGCCTGGCGTCGCCCGGAACATGACACCCCACATCCAAAGGTGCTCAGCGGACCTCGGGTCAAAGTCCGGAACGCGGTCGACCTGATCCTTCTGAATCTCAACGACTTGGCCAGTGCTCGTCCATGCCCGCTTCGGTTCATCCATGCCACCGCACGTTACCGGGTGCCGGCCCTTTGATCCGTTAACGACTCATCACCCGAAAGAGGTACAGCGCTCGTGTGGTCCCGCTGGCCGACGCGTAAGCGCGTCCTCATCAACATGATCGACGGGCGTGCATTCGACGCGATTCTCTACGCCAAACGCGGCCCGTTGCTCGAATTGCGCGACGTCCAGCTGCTAGAGCCGGGCAGCGACAACCCAGTCCCGATTGACGGGGCCGTCGTTGTGGAGCGCCCGCGCGTCGCATTCATCCAAGTTCGCACCTGAGACAGGGGACGGAGGCGCGACCCGATGGCGTTTGTAGTGACCTCCGGTCAACTTCAGGCTGTGGAGCGGCGTGCTGAATACTCGTCGTACAGTGCCGCATCCGTTGCGCTGTCACCGACACTGGTCATGACGTACGGGCAGCTATGGAAAGCCCAGCCAGCTTTGCGTTCCGTGACAAGCTTTCTCGCACGTAGCGTTTCCTCACTGCCGATCGACCCGTATCGGAGGCTCGGCGGCACCGACCGGGAAAAGGCAACAGATCATCCGCTGGCCCGGCTGCTCGACCAACCGATGGGGATCGGTAGCAAGTGGACTAAGTACCGGCTGTTCAACACGCTGATGCATGACCTGACAGTGTTTGACAGCGCGTACTGGCTGAAAATGACCGGCCCGACCGGTGAGCGCAACGTCCAGCCGATCCCGCCGACCCGGATCACGCCGCGCGGGGGGAACTTTTTCGCTCCGGAGACGTACCGAATTGCCGGCAACAACGGGCATCGCGACGTCGACCCGGACCAGGTTGTCCACTTTCACGGATACAACCCGGACGATCACCGTGTCGGTTGCGCGCCCGTGGAGACGTTGCGGCAGATTCTCGCAGAAGAATATTCCGCGAGCATCTACCGCGAACAAATGTGGCGCAACGGCGCGCGCGTCGCCGGATATCTGAGCCGGCCGCGGGAGGCCCCGCGCTGGTCCGACGGAGCGAAAGAGCGTTTCAAAGCGGACTGGCAAGCGCAGTACGCCGGCGACGGGCCGGCAACTGGCGGCACGCCGATTCTCGAAGACGGCATGGCGTTCAATTCGTCCTCTGTGACGCCGCGGGATGCGCAGTACGTGGAAGCGCGCAAGCTGACCCGTGAAGAGGTCGCCGTGGCCTATCACGTGTCGCCCGTAATGATGGGCGTCATCGACGGAACGACGATCAGCAGCGTCATGGAACTACACAAGATGCTGTATCAGGACACGCTACCGCCGTGGCTGACGCAGATATCGCAGGACATCGAATGTCAGCTGCTGTCCGATGTCGACGCTGCCGGGTACATGAACGGCAGCGTATTCGTTGAGTTCAACCTGAAAGCGAAACTGGCCGGCTCGTTTGAGGAACAGGCGCAAGCGCTGCAATCGGCGGTCGGTGGACCGTGGATGGTGCGCAACGAGGCGCGCGCGATGAACAACCTTCCCGCTGTCGACGGCGGGGACGACCTCATTGTGCCGCTGAACGTCGTCACAGGCGGACTTGCGTCGCCGAACGACACTGCGCCGGACAATCCCGATAACGGGCCGAGCAACGGGCAACTGCCGAAAGCGGCACTCGTCGAAACGCTGCGCCGGTACTTCGTTCGGCAAGGCCGCGTCATCGCGTCAAAGATCGGGGCGGGCACTTCCGCAGTTGCCGATCTGCTCGACAGTGCGCGATGGGACGCCGAGCTGTTCGCCGATCTGGTGACGGCCGGCGTAGCTGGGTCTGCCGCAACTGGAATCAACATGACGACCAGCATCGACCTAGCCGGCGTGCTGCAAGCACCAGAGCCAAAGACTGCCGTAGCGGCGCTGTTCGCCGGCTATGCCGACACGCGCGCTGAGCAAATCGCCCGCGATTGGGAGACGTCATGAAATTCAAGTCCTGCCCTGCGTTCAAAATCAGCGACACGTCTGCCGATGCCGGCACGTTCGAAGCGATCGTTTCCGTGTTCGGCAACGTGGACAGCGTCGGAGACGTCGTCATGCCCGGCGCATTCACGGACACGCTTGCCGACTGGAAAGCGTCCGGCGACCCCATCCCGGTGCTGTGGTCGCATCGCATGGACGACCCGCGATTCTCGATCGGGACAGTGCTCGACGCTGCCGAATTGGAGCCGCACGACGCGCGGATTCCCGACTGGGCCGACGAATGGCTCAAAGAGCACGGCGGACTCTGGGTCAAAGGCCAGCTGGACACGAGCAGCGATGCCAGCGACGTAGCTGCCGCAGCGCGCAAGCTGCTAAAAGGCCGGCTGGTCAAGCAGTTCTCTTACGCCTACGACGTCGTTGACGCCGGCTGGGGAACCGTCGGCGGGCAAGATGCGTATGAGTTGCGCAAGCTGCAAATCTTCGAAGTGTCGCCGACGCAGATCGGCGCGAACAATCTCACTCAACTTCTCGGCGCGAAGGCTGCCGCACTGGTCGCCAACGCTACGGACTTGGCGAGCGATCCCGCCCGCCGTTTGGTGTCCGGCATGGACACGAAGGAACTCTGCGAAGCCATCGCGTATTTCAGCAAGGCACTCGCGGAACGCAGTACGGGACACGATACCGACGCATCCGGCAACGGAACGGTCAAGGGCGAGGAACCTTCGCAGGTCAAGCCCGAGGAACCCGCACGGCGCAACGAACTGTCGGCACGTCTCCTATCTCAAATCGAAATTCTCGAGTTGGAGTGTGCATTGTGAAGGAGAATATTCGCAAGGCCATCCTTGCGGAACTGAAGGCGGTACGCGACATCGCGGACGCTGCGGAAGCGGCCGATCGGGACCTCACCGGCGAGGAACGCGCGAAGGTCCAAACGCACGTGAAGACTGCCGCGGACCTGAAGGCCCGCGCGGACAACAGCGCTGACCTCAACAAGCAACTGGGCGACCTCGCGGACGGTATCGGCCTCAACGAGCCGAGCGACGACAAGCCGGAGCCCGACCAGTACAACCAGCTGGCCGGCCACGGCAAGAGCAACGCGAACCACCGCAAGGGACTCGGTCAGTCGTTCGTGGACTCGACCGAATTCCAGACGCTCATCAAGAGCGTCCCGAACGGCCGGTTCGGCGAGAAGGCACACGTCCAGTCGCAGCCGTTCGGCGTCAAAGACCTGCTGACCGGCGTCAACCGGACGACCAGCGCGGGTGCGCTGCTCGTGCCGGACCAGCTCGGTTTGCAGGACCCGTTTTATCAGCGCCCGCTGACGATCCGGGACCTTGTCACGCCGGGCACGACCCAGACGGACACCATCGAGTACGTCAAGCTGGTCAGCGTCACGAACAACGCGGCCCCGGTCGCGGAAGCGGTCTCGTCTGCGGTGATCGACGGTGAGGACGTCACCACCGCGCAAGGTGGACTCAAGCCCGAGTCCGCCATGGTGTTCGAAAAGTCGACGACGAACGTCAAGACCATCGCGCACTGGATTCCGGCAACGAAGCGGGCACTGTCCGACGCCGGGCAGATTCGCACGCTGATCGATGCGTTCCTGGTGTACGGCCTGGATGAGGAACTGGAAGACCAGATCGTCTCCGGCTCCGGCTCCGGCGAAAACCTCCTGGGTATCGCGAGCACCTCCGGAGTGCAAACGCAGGCGGCACCGTCCGGCGGGGACACCGTTTTTGACACGACCCGCAAGGCACGCACGAAGGTCCGCATCGGCGGACGCGCGAACCCGACTGCGTACGTGTTCAACCCGGCGGACTGGCAGACGATCGACCTGATGCGCGATGGCAACGAGCGTTTCTACGGCTCCGGCCCGTTCGGCATGTCCACTCCGCAGTTGTGGGGTCTGCCCGTCGTCGAGTCGGAGGCCATCGCTGCCGGCACCGCATACGTGGCGGACTGGAAATGGGCGGTCCTGTGGGACCGGGAGCAGGCATCGGTACAGGTCACGGACTCGCATGCGGATTTCTTCATTCGCAACCTCGTCGCGATTCTCGTTGAGCTGCGCGCTGCGTTCGGCATCCTGCGTCCGTCCGCGTTCGTGAAGATCACCCTCTGATGGCGACCGGGGTGGCCGCACGTTGCCCTGTCTGCCGAAGCCTCCACGCTGCATGTGGGCCAGCAACGGCGGTCACCCCGGTTGACCCGCATACCGCGGCAGTACGACGGGAGAACCCGATGGCTGAGCTTCAGGAATACCGCTACGTCGTCAACGGCATGACTATCACCGCGCTGCTCGACGAGCAGGACGCTAAGCGGCTGAACGCGGTACCCGTCACGCTGGACAGTGCAGGCGCAAGCGACGTCGTGACCATTGCCGGCAAAGCCCGTACCGCGAGCAACGCGGCACGGACGCCGACCAACAAGGGCCGGTAAGGCTGTGGACCCGCTAGTAACTGCGGCGGAACTGGGTCTGTATCTACAGCGCACAGTCGACCCGGACGCTGCCGGGCTGGCCGTGGCGTCAGCATCCGGGATAATCCGCGATATCTGCGGCTGGTCGATCAGTGCCGAAACGACAACGTTCGTCCTCGACGGTTCCGGCACGACGATCCTGAATCTGCCGACGCTGCGACTAGCCGCAGTCTTCGAAGTCCGGCTGTGGGGC